CCCAAGTTTTACCTCGGTCCGGGTGCTTATCCCACGTAGCGATATAGCCAGCAAAGCCGTTAATACCGAGCTTGGTTTCATTGCCAAACTCGTCTATACGCTTATTAGCACCCTTCCACAATAACCAAAACTGATCTTCATCGCTGTTTGGTGTGCTAGTAATAATAGCCTTACCGCCTGTTGCCAATGTAGGAGAAATACTAGTCCAAAATTCTTTGGCAATACTAGGACGCACAAATGCAAATTCGTCACAGTATAGAAGCGTAATACTCATACCACGTCCAGTAGTTTCTGTGGTTGTTTGACTAACAATACGTGAACCATTGTCAAATTCTATACTGCCTTTGTTATAACTGGTAACACCAGCACGTATATGATTAGGACACAATTCGTATGCATAACGTATACGCTGCATAATTTCTTGTGCACCCGAATACTTGTGTGCTGCAATAAGAATAGTACTGTCGGGAACAAACATAGCATACCACAACAAGTATCCAGACGCTGTTGTAGTTTTGCCCATTTGTCTTCCTAGCAAGTTAATACTAAAACGATTTTCATGATAATATGTTATCAAATCTTTTTGGTATTCGAATGCTTTATATAACATTCTGCCTTTTGTTGGGTGCTGTATACTAAAAAAATTTTCAGTAAAATAATACGGTCCAGTTACTGGGTTTGCACATTTTGCAAATTGCTGTAACTGTTTGTTGCTCATGCTTTCTCGTGCATAAGCTTTTTTAACCAGTACACCTTCGAGGCTTTTTGACATAATTTTCTTTCAAGTTAACTTGTAATATACAGAATATACAGAATATACAGATATTTATAAGCAAATATTATATGGATATTATCAAAACGGTGTTTCGCCAGTTAAGTAAGGCCTTGCAAACCAAAGCTTAAACCAGTCTGGGTCACCTGGCTTTATATCATTTGCTTTTTGGTGATCTGCTTTTTCCTGAGCAGTAGCAGTTATATTGTTATCAACATTATAAGGATTTAATCCAGAAAAACTGGCAGGAACGACTCCCGCCAGTTTTTTTAATCTGTCTAGATCATCCATTTCTATAGATAGTATAAGCACCGTATGCAATTGCGCCATACGCAATTAAGTTAGCAAGTGGCGAAAACACAATAATTGCTGCTCCTGCAGCAACCATTAGTACACCATCAACACTGCTACGCTCTGCTAATTTTGCTTTGATACGCTTAACAATCATAGATACTTACCCGTTTAACCGTTTCATGAAGTGTTTCATGTCTGAGAAATCAGCAGACTCATTAACTGCTACTGCTTCTTTAACTTCTTCATTCATATGTTCTTTATGCTTTGCTCTATATGCAGCAACAGCTCTTTCGGCACCACGATCATTTGCTTTACCAGGTCCACCAAAGTATGCATCATGGTACGCTTGAGCTTCACCTTTAGCATGCTCAGGCTTTTTGTATGAAGCAGAACCCATATAAGATGTTTTACCTTCTGGATTCTTCAGTTGAGATCTATGACCGCCAAACTTCGATTTCTCAGAAGTAGCCTTATAAGATTCTTCAAGTTCTTCTTTGTTATCGTCGTCTTTGTCATCGTCGTCTTTGTCATTTGCTTTATTGCCTTTTTTAGCAGCAAGCATTTTTTCAAAAGCGGCTTTTTGAGCTGGACTTTGTGCTTCTTCCAGTTCTTCTTCAGTTGCTTCTTCGTTGTCTTCGGCAAGCATTTCGTCAAGGATTGATTGTAGTCTACCTTCAAATGCCTTCATTGGATTGTCGCCATCTGCGGCTGCGGCAAATTGATCTTTTTCTCTGTGCATGTCATCGCCGCTAGCAATCACTGCGTCAAGGTCCATTTCTTGCTCATCGGGACTGTTAGAGTATTCGTCTTGCATTTCCATTTCTGGTTCCGGCATTGCTGGCATTTCTGGTGCTGGCATTGCTGGTGCTGGCATACCTGCATTTTGAAGAATTGCTAGTAGTTCTGCTGCTTCGTCGCCTTCAGCACTTACCATAATTGCTTCTTCTAATTCTTCTTCAGTAGTCTCTTCAACTACTTCGTCAGTAGTCTCTTCAACTTCTTCGCCAGTTGCTTCTACAACTTCTTCAGTTTCTTCAGCAACAACTTCTTCTGCTGCTACACTGTCTAGGCTTTCTAGTAGTGACTTCATTGAGCCTTTTTGCGCTACGCCAGATGCTGTACCTTCGGCACTTTCAACACCGTCAAGGGCAGCTAACATTTTTTTCATATCCATAATATTAAGTTCCTTTAACTTTATTTAGAAATAGTGCCGAGTGCAACTAAAAATTCCTAAAATTATACTAGTGTATTTATCTCGTTAGTCTAATTTAACTCTAAGACTTATAGTGTTACCCTGATTAATCTTTGGCGCAGGAATCATTAAATCAAACTCATTAATAGTATGCACATTAATAGGCTGTTTAAAGTTTCCTGACACATTACCTAAGTAATCTAGACTAGATTTATCTGACATTTTATTTGCCTGTGATTGGGCTTTTTGTGCCAATCTCTAACTCGTTTGTTGTTTTAGCTTTGGTTTTGTTTTTAGATTCAAACTCGTATTTTCTAGTTTCTAATTCTTTAAGAAAACTACTATTGTACTCATCGCCAAAACTAGCATCTAATTTTTCATCATCGTACTCGTTAGCTAATACTGGTTTGTACTCTTCTTCTTTGGTGTTTGCAGCTACTTCTCTTGCTATTTCTTCGGGATCATTTTTATTAATTACAACAATATGGCTCTCAGAAAATTTTGTAATATCTTGCATAATTGCTGCAATTTGCTGTGGAGTAACTGGATAATTAGTGGAAATTTCTAAAATACTAACTTCACTATTGCTTACACTTTCTCCGAATCCCGACGGCTGTTTCTGAATTGGGGTTTTTTTAGGTTTACTAATACTCTCTAACCCAAATCTTTCCATGATATTTTCAATTCTAAGCATATGGTCGCTGGTTATATCACCGGCAACTTTTACCCGAAACTCATATACTTTACTGCTTTCTATTAGAAATTCTTCAAAACTTTTCATAATAACTACCTCTATACGATTATTTACCAGTTTGATGCTTAGTCATCATTGTTGGGTCTTCTTAACATTTCCAGCAATTGATTCCTGTCAAGTTCTTTAGCTGATCCAGTTTCTTCATCATCAGTTAGATTAGCTTGCTTTTCTTGCAATTCTAAACGTCTACGCTTTATATCTAGATCCAGTGCTTTTAGCTTCTTGTCAATTTTGCTTGTTTTAGCAGTGATGGCATGTCCTAGTAATTTGCTTGCTGCGTCAAAAATCGGAGCACTAAACCTTGGCTCTACATTCATTCCTAAGTCCATTAAATCATCATAATGCTTTACTGCCTTATCCGCTAAGTCATCCATTTCCTGGTCACTTGTGCTTAGATCAGTAATACTTTGCGATGCCGGAAGCTGTTGTTCAATTTCGTCAATTACAGCAATTCCTGCTGCATATTCTTCTTCAGTGGGTTGCTCAACTTCGTCAAGATCAAACAGTTGTTCTAATTTATGAGTCATCTTTTTCTTCCTCCGTTATGGTATATATCATTCTCGGTTATCACTCGAAAAATTATACCTTGCCGTTTGCACCAGGCATTAGCTGCTTCCCACTTAGCATAGTTTACTGCTACTGCTGCCTTGTCTCGTTGACTTCTGGCGTTTTCCATTGTTGTTTGTTTTACTGGTTTAACTTCAATTAGCTCTGCTCTACGCTTGCCACGCTTGTCTTGGTAAACTATAAAAAAGTCTGGAACATAAATTGTGTTTTTTCCAGTAAGTGGATTTTTATAAGGTATTGTTATTGCTTCACTTGCCCACTGCACAACACTTGGGTGGTTGTCACAAAACTGCATAAACGTTAATTCCCAGCCACTGCGATATGTTGGTGTTTTGTTTCCTGCATACTTCTCTGAATTTAGAGGAGTAAACTTTCCTTGGGCAAACTTTCTTGCCATATTAACTTCTTATGTTCCGCATTACATTTTGCGATGGAACTGTCTTAGCCGAAAAGCCGATCTTACTAGTGTTACGTCTAGTACTATTAAACAAACCTATTAGTGCTGTCTTAAAACTTTCGTTTTGATTGTATTTTTTAAAATCACCAAGTACAACCATTGGGTCAATACTGTTTTGATAGGTAACTTGAAGCAAACCGGTTGTTAAACTTTTTGCTGCTTCTTTGTTATTGTTTGTTCTTGACAAGAAAAACGTGTATACTGCATCATACTGATCGGCACTTACCGGAGACTGATTATTATAAAAGTTTCCAAAATATTGGTCTTGACTTTGATTATTATTTTGTAGCTGAGGAAGATTAGTTGTCATTGGCAGTCCTTTTACACATATGGTGGTTTAGTTGCTCTTACGTTAGTACTAGACAAAGGAGGATATGAACTTACAAATAGCTGCTGTTCTGCTGGAGTTAAGTTATTTGGAATTATAGGATTAATAATAATTTCAGCTGTGTCTTTTTCCGCCGAGGTAAATGCTGTTGGTACGTTCACTGAAACTTGGCCAAGGCTTGAGTTAACATTGTTAGATGAATTGTTGCTACTAATATTTGTTCCGTTGCTAGAAATGCTACTACTATTAATGATAGTAGTAGCTGTTGTGTTAGTAGAAATTCCTGCTGCAGGTCCCGATTGAGCAATGTTGCTAGTGTTTGACAACCTTGAATCTGGAAAACTAAATTTTTCGTTCTGGGAAGATTGAATTACTGTAATACTTTTACTTTGTTCATATTGTTCTGCAGTAGCCGAAGAATTGCTGTTTGAATTAATTTTAGAAACATTTCCCGAAACTGGGTCTATGTCAGACACAATAAATGATCTTGGGTTTGCTAAGTTTCTAGGCTCTATTACAGTATCGGGAACAGTAGACTGATTGCCCGAGCTTCGATTAATAGATATATTACTCATTCTTGCAGTCAAATTAGTGGCTTCAAGTAAACTTTCGTTTTGGTCATAATTTTCTGGATTATTTTTTCCAAAATCTGATATTTGATCATTTGTGCCTGCGCTGTAAATTACATTTTCATATTCAATTGTTAACGACATTGACATTGTTTTTGCCGAATCACTGTATTCATGATCACTAAATTGTGCACTATTAATTACTGGGTTTACTAATAGCATTTTGCTGTATTCGCCGTTGCCCATACTGAATATTTCAATCTTATTAATAAAAGGCAAGCTGTTACCATTATCAAGACCATAACGTCTATTTAAGCTATAATTTGCATAAACATCATCAATGTTCCAAGTACTATTAATTGAATGGTTGCTATCGGCATTGTAATGTTGATTATATGCAATCCACATATTTCTGATGTTGTTGGCAATATCATCATGGAATTCCAATTTAATTGGTTGGTAAACAACACGTTTGTTTATAATACGTTTTCTATTATATTGGTTAAGTGTTTCTGTTTCGAATTGGGTTTCGGGCAAATCTGTTGATTTTACTAAAACACTAATATCTTTAGTCTCAATACCGCGAAACCTTCCAAGCAAGTTGTTGAAAGAAAGGCTAACGTGAAAATTGAACCCGGTATACGGTGTTTTTGTATAACCGGGTTCTTGTGTAAAGGTCTTTGCTGCATGATGGTAGTCGCGAAGAGCAAAGCCTTGGTTTCTTGGACTATTGAGATCGGCCATTTATGTCTTTCGTTAACTACCTGTTGAGTTAACACCCACTGTTCTAGTTACCTGAGTACCTACGCCACTGTCATCTGGCTTTTGTAAAGCATTATCAAATCTAAGTGTCATGCTAATAGTTGCAGGTTCACTGGTATTATATGCTAGTTGGTTGTAGTTTACATTTTGAACAAAACAGCCATACAGTTCCCAAGTTTCTAAAATACCTGGTTCAGACGTGCCATTGCCGCCATCGAGCATTTCAAATTTGGTTTTAAACTTATAGTCCATGCCACTTGCTGCACTAGCTTGTTCAAAAAAGTCAAACTGTCTTTGTAGTTGTTCGCCAACAAGTTTACTAACATTTCCTGCTGCATCATCACGAAGATTAACTGTAACGTCTTGCCATGTGTGACGTCCAGCAAGTCGTACTTTACTGTTGTACACATCCAATGTAATGTCATCAAAATCAACTTGTGGTCTTGATATATCCATAACTTGTTTAGTTAATTCGGTTGTTGGTTTAGACACACCAAAGTTTTCAAACAGTACTCTAAAACGATACTGTAACTTTGGCATTAATAGCCCCTGTGCGCTTGCGCTTTGATCTGTTGCAACAGGAACGGTAAATCTATTCAAACTTGCGACTGCCATTTAAATTTCTCCTAAAACTTTTTATAACAGTATTTATCTATTTCTTCAGGACAATTTCATCCTTGTTCTTAGATAGTTTTTATAAAAAAGTCAAGAAAAAACCCCTCATTGAGGGGTTTTAACTTACTATTGGTATATCTTTTAGTTTGCAATAGTTCCAGTATTTTGAATTCTAACCGGAATGTATATAAATTCTACTGCTTTAACTGGCTCAATCGCAACATCAATATAAAGTTCATTGCGATCAATCCGAGCTGGTGTATTGTTTGAATCATCACAAACTGCCAAATAATCATACAATGCACGTTTTGC